GTAACAAACTTAGCACCACTTGTAAATACAGTCTTTTGTGCAAGTACACTTCTATGTGTAGATGACTTACGTTTAAGCTCTGCTAAATATTGTGGAAATAAATTATTGCTACCAAAAGGAATGTACTTAGTAAGCACCCTTGATATATCTTGTGGTTCTTCTACACTTTGTGGTACTGCTAAATCAAAAACACCAAACTCAAAAGTATTACTCTTTTGTTGAGTCTGCTTTCTTACTTGACTTTTTCTTGCTTGTTTTTTCTGACTCATCTTTTGTTTTTGTTATTTTTTCTATTAAATTACTTAAACCTGCTTCTTCATAAGCATAAGCCAATTCTTCTTGTGTAGCTTTTGCCCAAGAAATACTAAAATCTCCTTTGTAAGTTGTACCAGAAGATAATTTTGCTTTGTATGTTGCCATAATTGTATAAATTTTTAAGTGTGATAAATCTACAATTTTTTTATTGCAATCACACATATTAAAAAAAGATATTAATAGGGTTTACAAAACTTAAGTTTATACCTATTATGTATCTAATTATTATTAAGCTGCAGTAGTTGCAGTTAAAGCTGATGTGTCAACAGTAATTGTTCCTATATATTTTCTAGGTAACTCAAACTGTCTAGCCATTAAACTAACTGTAATACCATTCTCATCTGCATAAGCTGCTCCAGTACCACCTTCCATACTTGCTAAATTCAAGAATGTTTGATTTTTTGAAGGAACATCTTCATTTGCATATTTTTCACTAACACCTAAAACCATTGCATTATCATTAGTATCAATAGCAATTCCCATCATACAAGTATCTAATAATTCTTGTAATTCTGCAAATTTTGTATTGTCTATTTTTGGTAACATAAATGATAAACCACATTCAAAAGCTGTTGAGCCATTTTCTTTAGTTGCATTTATAGTCATTGCAGGAGTTTCGTTTTTAAATTCAAAAACAAACCAACCTGCAGGAGAACCACCAGTAAGTATACTGTCAATGTCATGCTCACCTGCTCCATTACCAAAAACTACTGCATCTGTAGTTGCCCATGATCTTAGAAGAATTTGCTTAATACCACCTGTTGCTTGTAAATCTGCACAAGTAACACCTAAACCTGTATCTATAGCCATATTATTATTATTTTTTTATAAATTATTAAAAGGTAAATAAGAGAGAGCTTTTACACTCTCTCTATCTACATTATTGTTATTACTTAATAACTCCCCATTGTACAAGAGAAGAGTACATAAACTGTACACCTAACTTGAAGTAACCTCTAAAGAACATTTTTTCTTCTAAATCATCATAGAATACTTTAAATGAACCTTCTGGGTCAGTTACATCAGAACCTATAATTAGGTTTTCTGTTGCACAGTAACAAGCACCATTAGTTAAGTTAGCACCTGCTTCTAAAAATAAAGTAGGGTTAGTATCAGCTAAGATAGTATCCCACTCATACATAGGTACAATTTGTACACCTCTAAAGCTAACTCTTGTGTAACCATCTACTGTGTTTACAATAGCTAAATCTGCAGAAGAACCTTCTAAGTTTGCTAAGTAAGCATTAAAGATTTTTGGAGTTACAAAAATTTTCTTCTCGCTAGAAGGAACTTGTTGTAAGTCTGCAGGAGCTGTGTCATACATTGTTCTTATAAGACCAATTGCATCTGCTGCTGTTGGAGCTGCTTCTACACCTGCATATTCAGTTCTAGCTGCTAATACAGTTGCATCTGCACCCATTAACTTCATCCATCCATCCATATTACCATAACCTGCTACTGCTGAACCACCTGTAAGAGCTGTATCATCACCCCAAGCTAGTCTTACAACATCTTGTCCAATACCTTTTACAGCACGATTTACAATTGCATCAGCTAATTGAGTACCTTCCAGATTCATTACATCCACACCACTTTTGTACATTTCTTCAATGTAAGTTCCAAAGAACTCATCAGTACATTGCTCTAAAGCAACTCTCATTCTACCTGCAGTAATTGTTTTATTCTCAATGTTAAATTGAGTTGAACCACTTGAAGAAGAACAACCTGCATATTTTGTTACAATTTTTGTTAGAGCAGCAGAAGTATATACATTCATTTTATGCTTAACATTAGGTATAACTCTGTAGTTTCGCATTAAATCATCACTTCTAAATACTGGCTCATAAAAGATTTCGTTTAAATTAGCACCTCCGTATGTTGCGAAAGTGCCTTTATTTGCTACGTTTGCCATTTTTATTTATTTTTTGATTATTAATTATTAAATTTTGCTCTAACTCTTTCTGCCATTGCATTGTAAAACCCTGCATTAGCATCAACAGTTTTATTTTCAACTACAGCAGGATCACCATCAGTTACTACTTGAGTACCTTTAGCATCTGCTTTGTTTAATAAAGCATTTATTCTTTCTATTTCAGTAGAAAGAGTTTCATTTTCTCCTTTAGCAGAAGTTAATTCTTCTTCTAAAGAAACAATTTTTCCATTTAAGTCAGTTACACTTGCTTCAAAAGAAGATAATTTGTTTGATATTTCTTCATTATCTGAAAGCATAACATTAACTTCAGTAACAACTTCTTCTGATTTGTTGTCAGCTCCTTTTACAGAGTTTACAATTTCATCAACTTTGTTGTTAAACCAATTTTTTAACTCTTCAG